GTTGGCCCACACCATCAACACCGACAGCGGTGAGCGTAAGATCCCCGTTGTGGCATCCAAGGGTACTGCCAACTGGATTGATGAGGAAGGTCCCTATGAGGACAGCGATGACAACTTCTCTCAGATCACCATTGGCGCTCACAAGCTGGGTACTACCATCAAGGTGTCTGAGGAGCTGCTCCGCGACAGCGTGTTCGACCTGGACAGCTACATTGCGGCAGAGTTCGCCCGCCGTATCGGTGCCCGCGAGGAAGAGTCCTTCTTCAATGGTGACGGCAACGGTAAGCCCCTGGGCATCCTTGCTGCCAACGGTGGTGCCGAGGTCGGTGTAACCGCCGCTTCCGCTACTGCCATCACCGCAGACGAAATCATGGATCTGTATCATGCCCTCAAGGCGCCTTACCGTAACAAGGCTGTGTGGGTCATGAGTGATGCCACCGTGAAGGCTATCCGTAAGTTGAAGGACACCACCGGCAACTTCATCTGGCAGCCCGGTCTCACTGAGGATAAGCCCAACACCATCCTCGGCAGACCCGTTTACACTTCCGTGTATATGCCCGAACCCGCTGCCGGTGCCAAGACCATTGCCTTCGGTAACTTCGACTACTACTGGATTGCCGACCGCCAGGGTCGTTCCTTCAAGCGCCTCAACGAACTCTATGCAAAGAACGGTCAGATCGGCTTTGTTGCTTCTCAGCGCGTTGACGGTAAGCTGGTTCTCCCTGAAGCCATCCAGGTTCTTCAGCAGAAGTCCGCAACCTAATTAACCCATATCGGCGGTGCTGCCCTTAACCGGGTGGCATCGCCATTCTTTTGAGCGAGGTGAAAAGAAATGCTTGTAACACTGGAAGAAATGAAAACCTACCTGCGTGTGGACTTCGATGATGATGACAGCATTCTTGCCGCCTTTATCGAAAGCGCCCAAAAACTCTGCATGGACGTAGCCCGTATCGAGGATGCGGATATTTTTGCCACCGAAGCCAACAGCCGTATTGCGGTGATGTATGCAGCGGCATATCTGTATGAGCATCGTGAAAAGGCCAACCACCACGAACTCACTTTGACCCTCCGCGCACTCCTCTTCGGTTCTCGCAAGGAGGTGTTCTGATGGATATCGCAGCTATGAACATCCGCATCACAATTCAGAAAAATGCTGTGGTCACCGACAAAATCGGCAACCGCACAAATTCCTGGGCGGACTATTATTCCTGCTTTGCCACCCTTAGTGACTCGATGGGTAAAAGCAATGCCGAGGACGCTGTGGCGGGTCTGATCGTGGACACTTCCGACATCAGCTTTACCGTCCGCTTTTGTAAAAAAGCTATGGCGGTCACCACCACAGGCTACCGTATCCTTTGGAACGGTGAGGCGTACAACATTATCAAAATCGACCATTTGAATATGAAGAAACACGCTCTGAAATTCAAATGCGAGAAAGTGAGGTCTTGATATGGGAAGTACAGTTCGTATTGACCAGATGGCTGATGCCATTATGCAGGGTCTCAATGAGTATGCCGAACTTGCCACCGAGGATATGAAAAAGGCTGTGAAGGCAGCCAGTAAGACGGTGCGAAAGGAAATCCAGGCGGGCGCACCACAGAAGTCCGGTGCTTACAGTAAAAGTTGGGCGGTCAAAACCGTGCGTGAAACCGCCAACAGTCTGGAACAGACCGTTCACTCCAAGAACCGCTATCAGCTTGCGCACCTTTTGGAACACGGTCATGCCAAGCGTGGCGGCGGCAGAGTTTCCGGCAAGGCGCACATTGCTCCTGCAGAGCAGATGGGCATCGAACAACTGGAAGACGCAATCGAAAAGGCTCTGGGAGGTTAATCACATGGACGAACTTTTGCTTATGCTGGGTGAAATGCAGATTCCCTTTGCCTATGACCATTTTGCTGAAGGCGAATCACCGGACCCACCCTTTATTTGCTATCTGCTGCCCGGCAGCAATAACTTCTCCGCAGATGGCAGGGTCTACTACAAAATCTCTGAAGTTCACATTGAGCTGTACACCGATTTGAAGGACTTGTCGGTGGAAAACGCTGTAGAGGCCGTGCTTGACAGCCACGGCATTTTCTATCAAAAATCCGAGGTTTGGATTGAAAGCGAAAGGCTCTACGAAGTCCTATACACTTTTGAAATGGAGGTCTGACAAATGGCAGATAAGAACAACAAGGTCAAATACAACCTTAAGAACGCGCACTATGCGCTCCTGACGATTGCCGAGGGCGGCACTGTTTCTTACGGCACTCCTGTCCCTATGCCCGGTTCTGTTTCCATCTCTCTGGATGCGAACGGAGAACCCGAAAACTTCTATGCGGACGGCGTTGCCTACTACGTCATCAACAACAATATGGGCTATGACGGTGATTTGGAACTGGCTATCATTCCTGAGTCCTTCCGCACCGATGTCCTCAAGGAAGAGTTGGATACCAAGGGTGTCCTCATCGAAAATGCCGATGTGGAACTGGCTTCCTTCGCACTCCTGTTTGAGTTCGATGGTGACCAGAAGCATATCCGTCACGTGCTGTACAACTGCGCCGCATCCCGTCCCGGCATTGAGGGTAAGACCAACGAGGACTCCCGCGAGGTGCAGACGGAAACCCTCACCATCAAGGCTACTCCTCTTGCCAACGGCATGGTGAAGGCAAAGACCGGCAATACCACGGACGCTACCGTTTATGCGGATTGGTACAAGGCTGTATACATCCCTGCGGTAGCCGATGATGACAATGGGGAGGGTTAATCTATGATGAAGCAGACTATCGAGATTGACGGCAAGCAGGTGCCTTTCAGGGCATCCGCCGCCATTCCTCGTATCTACCGCATGAAATTCCATCGTGACATTTACAAGGATCTGAAAGCCCTGGAATCCTCTATCGGAGATAACTCCGCAGAGGCGTCCGGGCTTGATATGTTTTCTCTGGAAATGTTCGAGAACATCGCATACATCATGGCGAAGCACGCTGACCCCACTATCCCCGACACACCCGAAGAGTGGCTTGACGGTTTCAATACCTTCTCCATCTACCAGGTGCTGCCTCAGCTGATTGAACTGTGGGGTCTGAACACGCAGACGGAAGTCGAGTCTAAAAAAAACTTCGCCCAACTGACCGCGAGATGACAACGCCGTTGTTTCTGCTTCGCTGCGTACAGCTTGGCCTGTCCATCCGTGACCTGGATCTGCTCACCATTGGTATGGTCAACGATATGTACGCAGAAAGCAGAAACGATGATGCGAAATACGCTACTCTTGCTACGCAGGAGGACTTTGATAAATTCTAAAGGAGGTGTCGCATGGCTAATCGTATCAAGGGTATCACTGTCGAAATTGGCGGCGATACCACCAAACTTACCGATGCCCTTAAAAACGTCAACGGTCAAATCAAAAATACACAGTCCCAACTGAAGGACGTGGAAAAACTTCTGAAACTGGACCCCGGCAATACGGAACTTCTGGCACAGAAGCACCGCCTGCTTGGGGATGCGGTTAAGGAAACCAAAGAGAAACTGGAGACGCTGAAAACCGCTGCCGAACAAGCGAACCAGGCACTTGCCAACGGTGACATCACCCAAGACCAGTACGATGCACTTCAGCGTGAGATTGTGGAAACAGAACAGGCTCTGGAACGTTTGGAGTCCCAGGCAAACGAATCCGCTACGGCTGTCCAGAAGATTGCCGCCGTGGGCGAAAAACTGCAAGGTGTGGGTGATAAAATCTCCTCCGCCGGTACTGCACTTTTGCCTGCAACCGCTGCTGTAACTGCACTCGGCACTGCCGCCGTGAAAACCGCGTCCGACTTCGACTCGGCTATGAGCCAGGTTGCCGCCGTTTCCGGTGCAACGGGTGATGACTTGGAGACTCTCCGTGACAAGGCCCGTGAGATGGGTGCCAAGACCAAGTTCTCCGCATCCGAAGCCGCCGAGGCCATGAACTATATGGCTATGGCAGGTTGGAAAACCGGGGATATGCTTGGCGGTATCGAGGGTATTATGAACCTTGCCGCTGCATCCGGTGAAAGTCTTGCCACTACATCAGATATCGTAACGGACGCACTGACCGCTTTCGGTCTGACTGCTGCCGACTCCGGGCATTTCGCCGACGTGCTGGCGGCAGCTTCTTCCAATGCAAATACCAACGTTG